GGCGCTCAGATGCGCGTCGAAAATTTTCTTACTGCATTGTTAACTGCAGCACGAAATATTCGGCCTTGCATTAGGCTCAAGGAGATACCCAAAGGTCTCCGATTGGCGATATCACAAGATTCTCCAATAGTGCATCAGTTTCTAGTACCCTCTGAAGGATACGATACTCCTGAAGAGTCATGGGACCTTGTACCCCGTGAAGATGCCCGTTAAGGACATCAAGACTAGGCGCGATATCTGTTGGGATTGATATACCAAACGCAGGAGCGATGCTCCCCGTTAGGATATAGCAAACCAAACAAGATGATAGGATTAATACTAATCCCCCTCCCATTAATCACAACCCTAAGGTTGGATTACTAGTTGGTGATGGAAGATTGTCCATATTACTGGGCAACACCATCAAACTAGGATCTGGGATAGGTTCTGATATAAGACTTATCAAATAGATAAGCATTATAAACAGAATAACTTCTACTAACCAGTTAAGAATACGAAGGAGGGTTATAAACCCTCATCATATTCAAGACCATTGGAAACCTCATTGAGGAACCAATGTAGTTGCCGAACTTTCTGGATCACCTCGAGCGGGCGAAGCAGAATCTATCGAACTCTCACTAGGAGAGACCTCCTCAACCACTGGAGCTTTAGGCTCCTGTAGGTCGGGATGTAACTCCTTGTGGGATTTACGATAGTACTCAGCTCATAGTGGTTTAGTCAAATTCTGTCACAACTTGTAGACTTCGGAGAAGTCCCGGAAAGGCCTCATGGCCTCCCGGTCTTCTCGTCAGAAGTCTTCCGGTATACGCGAAGTAATTAGGTCAGGTTCGAAGTAGAATGTTAACAGTGCATTGATCTGGTTATCAACCGGACCCTCTGCATTGTCATACATTTCTTGTAGAGCACCGAAGGCAGGTAAATAGATCTCATCAAAATCTATTCCTATCTTCTTTGCTGCTAACTCTTCGGCCTTTGCTAATCACCGATATCCATGAGAACTCGATTGCTCAAAGGATTCGTCCCAGAAGTCGGATTCAGCTGCTGATGAAAGATCAGGGTCTAAGACCCCCTTCCATGAGTACTTGAACTCCTCCAAATGAGATGTATCTCCTGAGTCCGAGCTCACAATATGGATGATCGGATACTTCGTATCCAGAGTCTTATCCACATTATTTAGTGAATCTTGGTACTTGGAAAAGATGTTAAGCATCTTGTCGACTTTGGAATCGACAAGGCCTCTACATTGATCTAAGACCCAAGCTAAATACTGCGGAGAAGGACGGTGGTATGTTCTCCACCCACTTTGAAGTATTCACTCAAAGTAAGTGGATTTCCCTAAAGGTGAGGTTGGATGGCTTAGCCATACCAATAGCACTCTTAGGCGGGTAGAAAGATTAAAATAAAAGTTATTAAGAGCTTTAATTTTAGTCTTATAACCCAGTCCAAGGAAAGATAATATCTGGTTTAGAGTTAGATCGTATTTACGAACGAACTCCATGACCAATGCCGTACTTGCTTTTGTCGCAATACATTCCTTTATAGGAACCATATTGGCTTGTGCAGAATCTACAAAGAATTTCTTTGCAAATTCTATCACAAACTTAGACTTAGCAATTATAGACTTGGCCAAACCAGCCTCAACTCCAATTACTTGAAGTAGACGCCGGTATTCCAATATTACCCGACCATCGACGATCACACCATCATCCCCTAAGACTCCGTAATCCTCGTACCATTCTCTACGCCCATATGCCTTATAATAGGCATATTGCATAAACGCATGGTGAATCATGGCCAACATGGCCCATGACGACAGAGCTCCCATAGGCTGTCCCGTAGCATAATAGACTGGATGGTTTTCCGTTAACCGGAAGTCCACCTTAGCCTTGCTAAGAATTTTTGCCGGTGGGGCAATGAGATATGCTCGTTTGACGAGCAGATCCCTTCAGTTCTTTGCGAACTGATCCGGATCGGGCACTATCCCCTTTAGGAGACTCTTTAATAGAGTCACCTGAAGAGTTATAGGAATCCGATCTGTTGCCGCCGACAAATCTAACGAAGCAAAGGACTTCCCCTTTGGGGAAAGTCCATATTTTGCTTGGAGACGCCTTATAGGAGACATCTGGTCAAAAGTCCCATCTTGAGGGATGTTTCTCAATATTGAGAACAATCACTCGTGAAGGGGCGACATGACCCATTGCGTTCAGGCATCTACCATTGCGAATACCCTGATCTTCCCGGCAGGCTCAGATTTTAATCCAAGCTTACCAAGGAAGGCCTCTCCCTTGGGGTGAAGTTGCCATTGGCTTTCTGGCCAAGAGGGCAACCGCACTCCCGAGCGGAAACGAGGTTTATCAAGGAGATCGCAATGAGCCAGAGAGACCATCCTCATACGCAAGTATAAGGCGGGTTTCCCCATGGCTTTAGAAAAGGACTTAAACGCGGCTGCCAAATCTTTACTCCACAGATATAATCTGGAAGCATAGATAAGGCTAATACCCGAGGAGTTAACCAGTTCTTTCGAACCGGAACACCCCCCGGGTAGCTTGGTTAAAGGTCCCGATTTAAGTATAGGGAATAAGGAGAAATCACCTAATTTAGTTGGAACATTGAATCTTTGCCGAAGTAAAGGAACGAATACATCTGTCAAGAACGACTCTCACTCCCTGTTAAAGGAAGTGATGTTAGGTCCTTTCGTAATTATAGACTTAATGGAAAGTTTTCCAGGACAGTCTAGAACCCGATAGAGGCCCAACAGAGTCATTCATAAACGGATTAGTCGGACATCTCTGTCACGACTTATTCGGACCCGAACACCGGCAGGAATCACTAAGGGAAGACCAGCCTTATTACGGGCCGGCCGAACCTTAAGTTCTCCTAAATCAAGGACACGGAATCCTCCAACTGCTTGTTGTAACAAGACTTGACTAGCTTTCAGGTATATTACTAAACCTTTAAGCCCACTATGCCTTGCAATTCTTCAACAGAAGAACGCAAACCTCGCCGTCTGCCTTACGACAGACTTAGAAGCTCGAGGGCAGACCGCACGGACATACTGTAAGAGTAGTCCGAGCAGTCCACGGCCTTTATTTCTAAAGACCAGACCATTAACGGTTTTTATCTTCGACTGGATCACTGATTCAAGCGTTTCGATACGCTTTTTCAGTGGATCCTGTCATCCAAGTCTCTCCTGACGTGCAGGAGATGCCAAGTTATAACGTTTATTTGATGATTTATTCATTTAATAATACTTATTCATTGGCACTAATCTGTACGAGTACATCCAGAGCCGTCTACCGCCTGGTAGATAGGTTAGAGGTACAAGCAGCGACTTGGACCAAGATATTTACCATTAACTCCTCTTTCCTCCCGAAGGAGGGGAGTAGGTCCTCGATTAGAGTACCATAATGGTAGGGGTCAATATGACTTGTACAGGAAATAAACCCTCCTGTCCTTCATATCACCCCCAGACTCGAAAGAGTCAATCTTGGCGCTGGGTTTCACTCCCCCTCCCTCATCAGGAGAGTTAGTGACTCAGACTCAGATGCATCCCCGAAAGGGTAGCCAAATGAGGCAAAAGCCACGGAGTGTTTACACACTTTGTGAGAAATCTC